TAATATTGCAGCAGCATTTTTAATTAAAGCAGGGAGCGCATTAGTAGATAATATGGCAATATTATTTGCTATTGGTGTTGGTGTTGGTATGTCAGATGATAATGATGGTACAGCAGGATTAGCTGGGCTTGTTTCATGGTTAATGATTACAACATTATTATCAACAGATGCAGTTGCAATGTTTAAAGGAATAGATGTAGAGTTAGTACCAGCTGCATTTTCGAAGATTCAAACTCAATTTATTGGTATAATAGCAGGGTTAATAGGTGCAGGATGTTACAATAAGTTTAAAAACACTAAGTTGCCACCAGCTTTAGGATTTTTTAGTGGTAAGAGATGTGTTGCCATAGTAACTGCTGCAATGTCATTAGTTGCAACAATAATATTATTATTTGTATGGCCAGTTGTATATGGAGGATTAGTTTCATTTGGTGAACTTATAGTTTCTACTGGAGCAGTAGGAGCTGGTATATACGGTTTTTCAAATAGAATATTAATTCCATTTGGTCTTCACCATGCATTAAATTCAGTATTTTGGTTTGATGTTGCTGGTATAAATGATATTGCTAAGTTCTGGGGAACTGCAGAAGGTGGAATTTTAGGTCAAACAGGTATGTATATGGCAGGATTTTTCCCAGTTATGATGTTTGGGTTACCAGCAGCAGCTTTAGCTATGTATCATACAGCTAAAGATAATAAAAAGAAAGCTATAGCAGGTTTATTATTAGCTGCAGGATTAGCATCATTCTTTACAGGTGTTACAGAACCATTAGAATTTGCATTTATGTTCTTGGCACCAGGATTATATGTAGTACATGCAGTATTAACTGGTATTACATTTGGTGTTGTTGCTGCACTTCCAGTAAGAGCTGGATTTAACTTTAGTGCTGGTTTAGTAGACTGGGTTTTAAGTTTTAAGGCGCCATTTGCTGAAAATCCACTTTGGTTAATAGGAATTGGATTAATTGTTGCAGTTATATATTATGTAATATTTAGATTTGTTATAACTAAATTTAACTTAAAAACTCCAGGTAGAGAAGATGATGAAGAATTAGGAAATGAAGAAACAAAAATTTCTAATAGTGATTTTACTAAAAGAGCAGAAATTATTTTAGAAGGATTAGGTGGAAAAGATAATTTAGTTAGTATTGATAACTGTGTAACAAGATTACGTTTAGAGGTTAAAGATTATGAAAAGATAAATGAAAAGACTATAAAGTCATCAGGTATTTCAGGAATAATTAGACCCGGAAAAACAAGTATACAAATAATAGTAGGTACACAAGTTCAATTCGTAGCAGATGAATTAAAGAAATTATGTAAATAAGTTTTATATAGAAGGTCGTACATTAATTAAAGTGTACGATCTTTTTGTATTTAGTTAATTATATATTTTTTAGAAAGTTAAGATTTTTAAAATGTAATGCTTATAAATTTAAAATGCTTATATTATAATAGTATTTTTTATGAAAATACTATAAGGTGAAATAATTT